TCCCCACTGATATCAGGAGGATAGTTATCATAATATTAACTGACCACACTACCTCACTCATCCCAGTAGGTCTGGAGGATGATCGTGCTTTAGTTTACCAGACATCTCATATGCTTCCTTGTTTCCACCATGTCCATGTGCTATACCTAATTCATGCATTTTGGCATGTTCATCAATGGGATCACGTAAATCTTTTTTACCTGCCCCCACTGTAAGATAAATTCCATAAGCAACTAATGTACCTAGAAGTAAACCAAAGAATAAAATTAATCCTTGATCAGGTGTTAAATTTAAGTGATGAATAAGAACATCATCTTGTTTTTCCCATGTACCAGGTAAATGGTACACTGATGGTTTTGATAAGAAAATCATCAATCTCTTTGCCTCCAATCGTCAGATCTTTCTTGATGAAACCATTCTACCACATCTTGTGGATCATTGAAACCCCTCTTGTGATTAGTTGAATCAGGGTCTCCAATGTTCAACTGATTAAGAAAAGACTCATCAGGATTTGTGCTCATCCTTCTTGCAGTGTTGAGCATACCTCTTGCTGCTGTGTTTGCTTTTGCTAATTTGTTTGCCCAGATCATATCATCCAAGCTAACCTCAGTACCAGAAGCAATACTCTTACATATTCCTTCCAATCTCAAACGATATTGTGTTGATAGCATAAGTTTATATCAAGTAATACTATTTACGCATATGCCTGCGCTGCCAACCAAACTGATAAACTTAAGGATGTTCCCATGATGGTGAGTCTACTCATCCACCACATTATTTCATGTTTCATATCTAATGCCCCATAGGAATACCAGATTCCATGAGTCTAGAGATATTATTAACCTCTTCTGTTATGCAGTAGTCAACAAAATGAGGATGTTCCTTTAATGCAGGAACATCCTCCTTAGATTTCTGTATTGCTTCATATGCATCTATTGCATACTCACATATCTCATGATGTTTGTGTTGTAGGTCATGATAACCCACTGTATAATGCTTCTGTTGAGTCAGGGGCATGATCATTCAATCCCATACTGCAAATATTTATAGCACAGTATAGTAATTTTTGCCTAGTTTGGTGTGGACTCAAACACTCAGTTAGAGTATCAACGCACCAAGTATAAACCCCTTACCAAATGCCAAGCAAAGCATTTGATAATCTGTAAGATTAAATTTATCTTGAATTTTTTTTGCCCATGCCTTGTCCCAATCTTTAATCTTAATAAAAGATTCTTTAATATTAAGATTCCACATCTTCATCATCCTCCATCTTCAATTTTCTTCTTAAGAAAAGGATCTCTTGTTTTAATTCATCCTTTTCAATCTTCAGTTGTTCGATTTCTTGTTCGTAAACAATAATCATTTGCTCAAGTCGTACTACATCATTTTCTAAATCCCATCTTGGTTTGGGATATGGGTCTATCATGTTGAATAATTAGTTATTCATTTAATAGTTTCTTTATCTTTACAATTGATAAGGTTTTTCATCAGTGCTGATCTTGATAGGTGCTTGCTCAATTCTAATTGTTTGAGTAGGACCAGTCTGTGATGCTTTTTCAATTAACATCTCAAGGTCTTTCTTACTGATGCCACCACCACCATTTCCGTTAACAGAATTACCATTCTTATCCATCTTCATTGTACCATCACCTTTCTTAGATGCAGTCTGGATTCCAAAGCTAGCTAAAACTCCTGTAAAAACTGAGGCAATAAAAGTTGGATCTATTTTTTGTTGTGGTACACCTGGAATAGCCACATAATTAAGAGTCAATATTCCACCAGACCAGGCAAGGACTGTAATTCGCACAAAAGTAGAGATGATTGCTGCTTGTTCATCAGCATCTGGTAGTATGGCATCCTTTACTTTACCAAAGACACCTTTCTTTTTTTCTTCCTCAACAACTTCTTCTACTACCTCTTCTTTTACTTCATCAGCCATGATAGTCAAGCAACTATCTTATTTAGAATTGAGATATTCCTAGACCAGCAGAAGGGATTGTTGCTTGTCCTGCTGGAGGTGCAAGTTCAGGAGCTCCTATTGGAAGATCTCCACCTAATCCACCACCTATACCACCAAGTGCTTTCTCTGTAACACTTTCTATGATGGAATCTTTATTAACGTAAACGTAAGCACCAGTGCCAACAACGGCAATAGATACAGCAGTAGACGCAAGAGCAAGTACATTAATTATTTTTTGCATTTTATTACAGCAAGTAAGTTATTTATTATAGTAAGCATCATAATATTTGACAATACCTGCTGATATCTTATGTCCCTTCTCTATCCATTCATCTGCACATTCATATATTGATTGATTAGAATATTTCCCATTTCCAAATTCTCTGAACAAAATCAGTAGGACTTGTTGCCTTAACTTCAATTGTTCTTCTGTTAATGTTGCTGTCATTTAATCCTCCATCATAAAAGACATCATAGTCATAAACATGGTTGTTGTCATAGTAACACCAACAACCATTAAAAAAACCATTTGGTATGTTTCTGCTAAATTAATCATTAGATTAACCCCAAAGAACCTGCAGTCATTCCAACTGCAACGAAAAATCCAAACTCTAAAAGATCTCTAGAGCCTGGAGGAATAGATGTTAGTAGTAATGCTAATGGTATCATTGATACACAACTGAAAATAGATTGCTGTATACTGTTGCTGCTATAAGGCAACTAAAAACTATGAAAGGCATTTGATTAATAGTAAACTAATCACTCCAACCATTGCTAAACGACCATTCCATCGTTCAGCAAATCTCCAATATGGGTGAGATAAATCAATCATGTTCCAGAAGGTGCATATGCTGGTTGCATTCTAGCAATTCTTATGCCTTTGCCACCCTCATCGTCATCATCATCATCTCTCATAGCACGAAGTAGTAGTTCTACTCCCACCAACAATACCATTGGATAAAAAATCCATAGAATTGCTGTAAAAGGTGTGATGTCATTTACTACTTGTAACTCTCCCATGTTGTGTTGATTTGTGAATAATTATTTAGATATGTAAAGTTTTAGACTAGGTAATTATACTAATCAGTGAACCTGCTGTAGCTGATACTGCCAACCAAGGTAAGTTTATTACCAAGAATATTTTTACTAAAGTAGATCTATTGATCGTAAATAACCTACAAGACATTACACAAAACCTGGTATAATTTGTCCTGATACTGAGTAGGATATGATTAGTGCTCCACATCCAACAATGGCTGCAATGCCATTCCACTTTTCAGCAATAGAAAAATCTACCTTGTCTTCAGTTTTTGTTGTTTGCTTTGCCATTAGATAATACCAGGAATAAGGTTGCCAGTTGTTGCATATGATGCACAGAGAAGTAGGAATCCTACCATTGCTGCTCTGCCATTTGCTTTTAAAAAGATTTGTTTGTTGTTCATTAGAATATACCTGGAATGATTTGTCCTGTGGTTGCATAAGCACCAAAGGCTGCGACGAAACCAATCATGGCCATCCAACCGTTAAATTTTTCTGCTTCTGGTGTCATTGTTCTTAGATTTGTAATAGGGATAGAGCTTAAAGAGACCTGTGTGGTCAAAAGATTCCTGGTATAACCCAACCAGTAAATCCATAGTTGATTACTGCAGCAAAGAAACCCATCATCGCCATGCGACCATTGAGTTGTTCTGCATTTTTCCAATAGTTCATTATACGTATGCAATAGTGGGTGAATAAACAACTGCCATTGCAATTGTACCTATCAATAGGGTTTGGATCATTGTTTTCATATCAACCTCTGAATGGTGAGTTGAAGTATGCTTTGTTCACTGTATAAAGAGTGAAGAGTGCCACTGCAATTCCAGCAAATCCTAGAAGAAGGATTGGGGAATGTGGGAAATCATATGTTGGAATACTTGTCATTAGAATACACCTGGAATGATTTGACCAGTTGTAAGATAAGCACCAAGCAATGCAACAAAACCAATCATAGCCCAACGACCATTGGTTTTCTCAGCATTCTTAGCATAACCCTCATAATTTTCATTCTGATCAATCCAAGGCTGTGCTTCAGCAGCAAACATATTTTGCTTGCCATACTCAGTAGTTGTATACTTGTCAGCAGTTGATGAAGACATTTAGTTCTTTTGTAAACTTAAGTAACATAATTATATAGCAAACATTAAATGTTGTAAAGAAACTTTACAATAGGGATAACCCAACAATGAAAAGGGGGTCTAATGACCCCCATTAATATACCTTATGTAAACTTATGTAAACAGTAGTGATATCTACACTATTTTACTTCTTCCACACATGCATCACTGAAACTCTCTGCCAAGTCTCCACCTATTTCTGCACCCTCATTCATACCAATCATTGAAGCAGCACCAGCCAAAACCCAACCAACAAAAGGTATAGAGGTGAGACCAGAACCAGCAGCAGCACCAACGCTCCCACCAACCATCCTTCCTGTTCCTTCTCCACTTCCACGTGCTTTGATGCATTCAATGGTTTTGGCACTAGGCTTCTTTTCACCTTGTCCTGATAATCCTGATGGATCTATCCATGAAGTTCTGGTGGATACAGGTCCATCATGATGAACTGCACCATCCATTGTATACTCTTGTACAATTTTAGTGGATTCACCTCTACTGAATAGTCCACCCTTACCAGGTATTGTCTTGGTGGTGAACATAGTCTTAGGATCATTTGCCTTGTACCTTACTCTATATCCATCCTCTCCTGCTTCCACTTCATATGAAGTAAACTCACTGACAGGCAAGTCTAACTTAGGAAACTTACTTTCTCTCTGCGCAAGTAACCCAATCATGCCAAAATGCGAAAGACCAATTACTCCACCCAATCCTAGAGCAAACAACTTAGTCTTGCTTATATTTTTAATTTCCATCCTAGTCATAACAACTGTAGATCTATTTAGACTCTATCCACTCAGCATTATTTCTACACCATGCATCAGCATCTAATTTCATATGCCAATGAGTGAGAGTATGAAGAGTCTGCACCAACACTACCATAAACATAAGCATCACTGGAATAATCCAGAGTGGATGCATTAATATGTCTTCTGTTTCTTTCATATAAGTGGTGATGGTTTCCTATCGCCTCCAATCCTGAAACCACCAAAGGGGATTGCAGCAGTCTAGGTAGCGAAGCCTTGACTCAAATATCATAGCATAAAAAAAGACCCCTGTAAAGGGGTCTTGATCCATCTCAAACTCTTAGTTATTTAGAATGTGAACTTAACACCAGCTTTACCACCCCAGTTGATGACATCATCACCTGTTGAATCTTCACCAGTGATACCAGATACTTCACCATAAAGTGATGTAGCTTCAGTGATTGAGAAAGAAGCACCTACCTTACCAGATAGATCTGTCTCTGTATCATCTGTTGAATCAGTATGAGTGAATGCAGGACCACCTTGTACATAGTAAGCAACCTTACCTTCTGTACCAGCAGTGCCCTCATATCCAAAGTGGATATCAGTTGTTGCACCTGAATAATCTCCATCAGGATATGAAGCATTTGCTTCTACATTCACATAAGGACCAGCAAAAGCAGCTCCAGCGAATAGGAAAGGTGATGCAGCTAGTGCTGCAATTGTTGATTTAATAGACATGATTGTTTATAGTATCTCGCATGGGACTAAAAAACCCTTGCGGATGATAGTATCCTCGACATAGGATACTGTTTACATCTACACAGGGGTACGATCTTTCTGATCCCTTTGTATAATATTTATTTATATTATCATAGAATTGTATTACTGTCAAGTAGGTTGTGTCTGTGTGGCTTCTGTCACACGTCCTCTGTAAGGATCAAA